ACGGAAAAACAATCCAACTTGGGTCGTCTACTTTGTTAATTTCTTCTGCAGAATAGTCAACACCAATCTCTGCTTCACTTGCAGTGTTATCAAATAAAACTGCAAACTTCGTAGTTTGGTTCCAAATGGTATCCCATACATAACCAATATCAGTTGTGTCGCCTACTGCACGTTTAATTGTACGTTCCCAATCTTGTTTAATCCAATTGATAGTTGCACCTGAATCGTTAATATCATCAACAATCAATATTTTCTTACGTTGTCCTACGTCCCAACGAGACCCACTTGCTTTGCCATTGTTCATACCAAATGCAATTTCTGCAAGTTTTTTATTACTTTCGCAAGGAACATGCTTACCATCACGTAGTCTTACATCGAGTGTGTACATTGTGATATCTAAGTATTGACTTAACAAGTTACTAGGATTTAATCCACCACGTGTAATTCCAACAATATAGTCTGGCTTCCATGATTCCTTTTGCATTTGGCGTAGTATTTCTTGTGTTTGCCTTTGAACGTCATGCCATGTAACAAATATTTTTTTCATTTTATTTCCTCACGTTTATTGTTGTTCCGTCTTTTTGTTTTACAAACGTTCCAAGATGCTTATTTGGATCGTTTTCATGCATAAGTGCAAAAGGCTTTACTTCTTTACGTACCACACGATCCCAACGTCCAGTGTCTTGCCCTATACGTTTTAAATACCAGGATACTTTGTCACAATAATGCTCTTTTAGGTTAACCATAGCAGGATGAAATGCATCTTCTGGATTGGTCTCATCACCCTCTAAAAATTGCCTCTCTGCAAAAGTCTGATCATTGTTGTTACCTGTTAGGTCATGTCTGTCATGTGTAACTGAAGTTTCTATACGTTGAAATATATCGTTAACATATGCAACCTGTGATACCCATGCATCGTTTGCCTGTTGTGGACTTAAGGTTCCAAATAGCACTAACCATTCTCTTGGTAATATTGGAAAAATACTATATGGGTGTTGGTTATGATTATCTGTAAATGCTAACAGTTTAAATTGTCCTGTATAACTTGTAATTTCTTTATCCCAATCTTTAGTATCCATAACAGCATCGTCATTCCAAATTACTAACCATGCACCTTTACTGTCCAGTGCTAAGTGTCGCATATATTCATGTAGTTTTGCATATCCCATTCTATCAAAACTCATTAGTAGAATATCATATTCATTTTCTTCAAACCAAGGAACAATGGTTTTTGTAAAATAATCATGACTTGCACTATCATCATTGTCTATTGCAACTAAGAATTCTATCTCATCTACATTATCAGCATGATCAATTAAACTCTTCATACTTTTAAATGCTAATTCAGGACGACCACGTGTGGCCATTAGCATGGATATATTTTTAGTTGCTTCAAGTTGCACTATCTGTTCTCCACTACCTTGTCAGCTAGTCCCCATTCAACTGCTTCTTGTGCAGTTAAAAATGTATCAAACTTCATTGTTTCTGCCATTTCTTCATACGTTTTGCCAGCAGTGTTATGACGCACATATAATTCAGTAAGTCTTCTGTTAACTTTTTTTGACTCCTCCATACTACGTATAGCATCTTCAAATTGTAGCTCTTGTACGTGTACTGTGCCGGAGGTGCCACGTGTGCCTGAACTTACCCTGTGTATCATTGTACGCGATTCTGGTAACACAATACGTTTACCAGCGGCACCTGCGTTTGCTAGGAAACTACCCATTGAACATGCTTGTCCAATTACCACTGTGCTGACATCACACTTGATGAACTGCATAGTATCGTATATGCCAAGTCCTGCACTTACTTGACCACCTGGCGAATTTATATAAAGTAATATATCTTTGTCAGGATCTTCTGATTCTAAAAACAATAGTTGTGCAATTACACTGTTAGCCATTTGATCTTCTACTACCCCATTAAGCATGACTATTCTATCTTTTAGCAGTCTACTATAGATATCGTATGCACGTTCGCCTTTGCTAGTGGTTTCCACCACCATTGGTATTAAAGCCATTAAGTTGTAATCCTTTTGTAAATTGCACTGTTTGCACCATGTTCCATACATTCAACTGAATGCACCCAACATCTGTTGTCTGTTTGTTCGGTAATAAGTTTATTAGCAAAATCGTATGCATGTTTGGCAAACATTTCTGCACCAACACCATCTAGTATTGTTATTTGGCATAGCCCTGCATCTTCTAATACATGAAAGTGATGCAGTTTATCATCATTCTCATCAAGCACAAGTTTATGGTCAAATGTATCTTCTAACCATTTTTTTAATGGCTTTAATCCACCAAAGTCAACTGCCCAGTTTTTATTATCTAAACTGCTACATGCAAAGGTAAACTTAAATCCTAAACTATAACCATGTAAATATTTGCAATGCGAATGATCCGCATGCGGTTGTCTAAACACTGCACTAAGTCCAATGTTATGTCCATATGTTTTTGTACTAAAGTACGCCATACTTTCTCCTACCAATCCCAGACACTTGCATAATAGCCTTTGCCTGTGGTGTCTCCACCGTTGTTATCAATAGCTTCACCATTGTATGTTACTTCTGAAATAATAGTATCACCGTTTGGTTGTGCTTCAACAAAGAATTTTAGTTTCTCTGCATCAAACTTACTTCCGTCATCTACGTGTACAACGCCATCAAAGAATGTACCTTTCTCTGCACTGCAACCATAAAACACATATGGCTCTGGAACAGTACCATCATCTAATGGCTTTGGTTCTCCTTCTTCACCATCTTCATCATCTTCTTCATAGTGACCATTTGGGTACAATAGTGCATCAAGATCAAGTTCACCTTCGTCTTTTTCTATATTGTTATCTTTAATATACACTGGAGTATCAACTGTGTCAACTATATCGGCAAGATGTTTGCTTTGATATTCTTCACCGTCACGTTCTTCGACAGTGATCCAACTGCTATCAATGTCTACACCCCAACCATGTTCTAATTCATCTGGTGCTTCATACCAGTCATGGTAGTATTCTTCTTCTGCATTGTATAAAAAGTTTGCTTCTGCTGGCAAGTCTGGATCTTCATCTTCAACGTAACTTTCTGGGCTACCCATATAACTTTCTAATTCACTTTCTTCTTTATCAGCCCAATGCATATATGCCGCTTGTGATATACGTGTATATGTAGTTTCGCCGCCATAACCGCCAATGGTTACGTGATAGTATCTATCTGGACGTTTTATTGCTTCAATTAATTCTTCATCAGTTGCCATAGTTGCCACTCCCTGGTATGACGTTGCGAACTCCGCCTGTAGGATCTTCTGTATCGCCGTCTCTTCTAAAAATTAAATGCACATGAGGATACATTACAGTTTGACCTGCACTAGTACCTACATTAATACCAACGTTAAATCCAGTAATTTCATTACCTTCCCCTTCAACGTTTGCATTACCCATTTGCATTGCATAATTGAAACAACGAAGCAAGTTTTGCATGTTTGATTCTCGAGGCACAATTAGTGTGTGCCCTGGCGAAACCGGAAAGCCATCATTGTATACAACAAATTCTTTTGTTTCTAACTGCACATCGGTCCAAGGAGCTCTGCCCTCTTGCTTTGCCACTTCTAACGTATCTACACTATGCATCGCTTGCCTCGTTGTTAATAGTGTTATTATACAACGTTTTTATTATAGAGTCAACCTTTTTTGTTACTATTTTATTTCCATTTTCATTCATGTGATTTATATCTCCAGATTGTCTTTGCCAAATTTTATGAAAATTAATTACATTATCTAAATTTAAATCAAAAAATGTTAGATGCACACATGGTATTGTTACTCTTCCAACGCAATCAGCAACAAGTAATTGATGCATGTCTTCGGCATGCTCAATATCAAATGCATTTTCAAACCACCAAATGGCTCCATCGGCAAAAGGGTTACCACGTTTGGCTTTGAGATCAGTATAGATTAAATCGCTTTGAGAATGACTGTGTCCATTGGGGTATAAATGATTATCTCTAGTATAGATTCTATTTGGACTAGTATGTACAATTATTGCAAAATCGTATTGTGTAAAATCGGTGGTGCATATTTTTTTCCAAATACGATATTCACTACTTCCGTTTGTGCTTAGATTATCAGTGACAATTTTTAAATTTTTTGTCCAGCTATCTTTATGGGTACTGGCTGCAAAACTGTCACCTATCAATATTAATTTTTCCATTTTATAGCTTTCGTAAAATTTCTTCGGCAAGCAGTTTGTGTCCTTGCAAGTTAGGGTGAAAATCTCCCCAAGCCTTTGAATTTTGAAAACATCGAGACTCCATAAGGCTTTGAAAATCTGTAAAATTTTTATCACTGATATCAAAAATTTCATCGCAGATCTCTGGACGATTGTTAGTTTTTGCAAATTCAACAATATCTGGATTAATAATTAATGGAACATATCTCGGAATATAACTTTGTTTACACAGTTGTATCCAACTAGGAACGAGTAATCTAAGATTTGGATATGCATCCATGTTGTCGATTATGTCTGTACTGGTTCCTATAAAGTAAAAAGTGCGGTTATAAATTTCTGCCAGCATTTGTGCTTTAATAAAAAATATTTCGCGTATCTGTTGATGAAACTCATAATATGAAGTAGATTTATCGAGTATATCTTTATAATCTACATGGAATTTGTCTGCTTGATTCGCTTGTTCAACATCTGCCATACCAATCAGTATTATGTCGTTATCTTTGTTAAGAAATGTTTCAAGATAATGCCTGATACCGTAGAGTACTTGAAATGGACCTGTACCTTTTACACTGTTGTTAACCGTGTAAAACTTTGATGTTAAAAGTTCGGCTACACCTTGATGTTGTATTGATATTTGGTTGTGATTAACAATTTCCCATACACCAACTAACCAGCTACTACCAAAAATTATAAGTCGTTGCTTAGTGTTAACCATAGCTTTGGCTTAATCGCCACATTAAGTATTCTTTACTTTCTATTGGATCATAATGATTAGGTTCTTTTAACAAATTTTCTACTATAGTGCCTGGTTGCGGATCTACAAAGTGTGGCATACTGTGTCTTGGGACATGACAATAACTATTGTTCACTCTGTGTCTTGTGCTTTTAAAATAATCATTTGTCCAACGTTGTAAAAGATCACCAATATTGACTACTACACCATTCCATACATAAGGAACTGAATGCCATTCGCCTTTTAGATCTTCAACTTCTAATCCAGGTACACTATCAATTTGCCATAGTAGTGTAATTGTGCCGTAGTCGCTATGTTCGCCAATACGCATTTGTCTATCGAGTGTAGGACGCATTGCTGGATAGTGTATTACTCTGGTTGTGTTGTAAGGCTTTCTATGTGCATCAACTAGGATTGTATCGCTATCAAGTATAAGATCAAATTTAGCCAAGATGTCTAATGTAAGTCGATCTGCAATATCAATTGACTGTAATGCAAGATGCTTAAAATTATCTATGCCTGTTGGCCAAAGCTCTTCCGGCATACGTGTATTGTTGTAATTAAAACTTTCTTTCATATCCTTAGGAGCAGTTGGGTCAACATTTTCTGCACCTACAATGCTATAACCGAGATTGTTTGCATTCTGATATTTGTATTTGTTTTTAGTTTCCTGGTCTTGTTCAAAGAAATCTCTCATCAGTGCCCACCATTCTTTCATGGCATCCTGATCATTATCAGCCAGTGCATCTTGAAATACTGCAAAGCCTACTGTAGTGTAGGCTTCGCGTATCTCTTCCAGTACTGTTTTACTATTGTAATCAATTACTGGTATCATGTTTATTTTCCTGGCACTTTTGCATCAATGCCTTCGACATAGTACATCATACTGTTAAGATGACCATCGTCGGCAATCTCGCCGTCTTTCAACCGTAGTTTACCTGTGTTGTCTTTGATTGGCCCTGTAAATGCAAAGTACTTGCCGTTAGTTATACCATCTTTGATCTTTTGTGCAAAGGCTTCAACTTCTGCTGGCATGTTAGTAAATGGTGCCATTTGCACAACATCATCTTTCATATGCCCAAAGTAATCACCGCTCTTCCATGTACCATCAATGACTGCTTGTACTTTATCAATATAGTATGGTGACCAGTTGTCAATAGTTGCAGTCAACTGAGCTTTAGGAGCAAACTTATATTGATTACTTGCTTGACCAAAACCAAGTACACCTGCTTTTTCTGCAGTCTGTAATGGTGCTGGTGAATCAGTATGCTGAGCAACCATATCACAACCTTCTGCAATCATAACCTTAGCCGCTTGTGCTTCTTTACCTGGATCATACCAAGTGTTTACCCATACAATGTCAATGTCAACATCTGGATTTACACTCTTAGCACCTAAGTAGTATGTGTTGATTTCACGAATAACTTCTGGAATTGGAAATGCACCAACATAACAAATCTTGTTAGTCTTGGTCATCATACCAGCAATAACACCTTGTACATGTCTTGCTTGATATAATCTTAATCCGTAACTGGACATGTTTTTACTTTGCTTATAACCAGTTGCATGTTCAAACTTTACATTTGGAAATTCTTTTGCAACTTTTAACATAGGATCCATATAACCAAAACTTGTAGCAAATATAATATCTGCACCTTCTTGAGCCATCATCCTGATTGCTCTTTCAGCATCTGGTCCGTATTTTACACTCTCAATATAAGTGGTTTCAACCTTGTCACCAAAATGTTTTTCAACATCTTGACGTCCAATGTCATGTCTGTAGGTCCATCCATGATCGCCTGTAGGGCCAACATAGATAAATCCTACTTTAATTTTATCTCCAGCATGTGCAACACTGAAAAACATAACTGATAGTGCAACTATCAATAATTTAAGTAGTTTCATTAATTTTATCTTTCTAATTGATGGGTGTTCTTTAACTAAAATGCTTCACCCGGGGGTTACAGAGCAGGTTCAGCTCTAGATTGGTATTTAGTACAGTACTAATTTCCGCATGCAAATTGTTGTTGCATTTTGATATTATCCATAAATTCTGTCTTGGTTATTATCTCATTGTAGAAAGCACCTTTAAGCACAGTTGTTTGTGTTAAACTGCTGTGAGCTCCTATGCCTCTGTTTTCACAACAACCATGTGTTGCTTGTATATAAACACCTACATCTTCACTACCAGTTGCTCTCATAATCTCTTTGGCAATGTCGTTGTTTAGTTCTTCTTGTAGTGTGCCTCTTCTTGCACACCACTGTGCAATTCTTGTGTACTTGCTTAATCCAATCAATTGTTCAGCGGCAAGTATTCCAATGTATGCAACACCTGAAACTGGCTGATGATGATGCGAACACATACTTTTGATCTCACTACGCACCACTAGTAAACCTTTGTATGCATCTTGGTCTGTGTTAGGAAATGCAGTTGCATTAGGCATAGGATTGTACCTACCACTCATGAGTTCATTGATGTACATTTTTGCTAGACGTCTACCTGTGTCCATACTGTTAGGATCGTTATGTCTGTCAATCACCAAGCCATCTAACACTGCTTCAAACTTTGGTGTAAGTTCTTCTATAAGTGCTTCTTTTTCACCATCATGCAGATACCCACTGATGTTATCACCAGCCCAATATCTTTTGTTTGCTTTTTTTAGTCTGTTTGCTATTATTTCTGAAGTTGTCATATATGTTCTCCCAGTTAGACAATGTATATTATATGGGTTATTTAGGTGGTTGTCAATTAAAATGGTTAAGTTTTTTTATATAAAACATAATTTTCAAGTGCCCACTTTGGTATATCTTGCGTCAAAAAATTTGTTAATTTAATAATTTCAAATCCTTTGCTGGCCATATCTTGTTCAATTTTATATCCTGCTCTATTTCCGTTTGTACTTCCTAATATAAAACCATCTTTTACTGTGTTATTAGCGGCCCACTTTTGTGCATATATTTTGGCTTGCGGAGTTAGTTCAAAATTACCTATGTCATTTAAAATAAATGCACATTTTACACTTTCGTTATAGTGTAAAAAATTAGTTGTGATTACACATTTGTGATTAGTTGGATTGTATAAATCATAACCTATTACCTTGTCGTAACCATAATGGTCACATAGCATTCCAAGTCCGTGGCATCTATTAGAACCTAACATGACTATTTTACCCTCGGGTAGATCTAATTGAAATACTATTTCGCTTATTATTTGGTTGTGTACATATTTAGGTCCATAGCCAAATACATTCCCATGACTTGCAGTTTGATTAAACCAGTAATCATAATCATATACTTCTGTCATAAGATATCGGCGATTCTTTGCATTATCAATTGTTCTACCTTTTGACTGTGTACTAATTGATAGTTGTGTTTGATTTTCTCTAAGTTTTTAAAATAATAATCTTTTACATAATTTTTGCCTTTAGCAACAGTGGATACAATAGCATCTACTTTATGCAAAAATGGCATATTGTCGTAGCCTGCTGGCAAAAAATCTTCCAGCATTTCAAAGCCTAAACTTTTAAGATAAGCATAGTGGCCACGTGCACCAACAGTCAATGGAATCTGTCTTGTTATGAATGCTTTAAATGACTTTTCTGTACAAAATGGCAAATTTATATTTTCAGAGTATGGATATTCTTCTATGGCTCCTTCTACACTTATAAAACAATAAGCATTTGCAAATGCAGGGTGTTCAAACGGAATCTCCCAACCTTCTTTGTTATCAAAAAATTTAAAGTTGATTTCTCCAAGATCTTTGTGCATATCTAGTCTCATAGGAAGTAGGTTTTTATATTCATAAAATTTTTTTATATCAAATGCCGACATATCTCGTTTAACAATACCATCCGGAGATTCACTATATTCTAAGTTTTCAAAATCACTTTCAATGTAGTTCTGTGTAAATATCATGTTATCTAAAAGTTTGTTTTTATAAAGACTGTACCCAAGTATAAATCTATCAGTGCTTGTTCTATTATTTAGACAACTGAATCCATAGCCTAAATTATTTGACAATGGTATAAACTCTTCCTTTCTAGACGACCTGAGATAATACGACTCTGGAATAGAAATATGGTAATGTAGATTAGTATATTTTTTATTATAGTAACCCGCAGTGCTGATAATAACCCTTTTTCCTTGCAACGCAGGGTGGTTAAATATTGCCTGCTCATGATCATAGCTTCGCCAAACATCTTGACAACTCACAACCACAGTATCTTTTTTAATTGATATATTATCCAGCAGGTCATTAATTTGATTGTTAGTTTGAGATGAAACATCTATGCGGTATGCGTTATATTTTTTATTAAAATTATCAGCAAGTAACTGTGTCGACCGGCCTAATTTGCTTATCAGCATTTTAACATCTCCCATCCCAGATTTTACTGAAACAAAGTCTACCTGTTGCAGTGCCTCTTTTATATTCAGGATACTTGTCAGTTTCATCTATGCCAAATATAACACAATCGCTTGGTGTAATACCTAGTTGGTTACAAAATTCTATTTGTTTACTTTTGTAACGATTAACAATAAAATCGTTAGGAAATTCTTCTATTAGTTCTTGGCCGAGGGTCACACTATTTAAATTCACGTATGGAGTTGCTTGATCAACATATGCTTGTAAACTATCATCTAAATAATCCTTCATAAGGCGCATTCCAATACGATGTGTTTCTACAGGAAATACTTTACTTAAACTTGTTGCTATAACTTTAATGCAATCGTAATCTAAGTTTACTTCAATTGGTTTGCTAATATTAATATACGCCATATCAATTAATACATTTACATTTCTATAACAACATAGTTGCATAATTGTATCAAAGTCTTCTGGAATGCCTCCGGTGTTTGCAAATGGCAGACTTACTACAACCACATCCATATCAAGTATAGGACCATCATCTATCCATGCAAAATTATTGTAGAAGTTTTCACGTGCTACTATTTGATGATAAAAGTATTCACCTTTCCACAAACGCAAACGTCTATGTGTGTTTTGCATATAAAATTTATCAAACACTTCTGTGGTCCCATTTGCAAATGCAAAGTGTTTATACTTGTCTATGCCTTCTAATGTATGTCCTTGTTTCATCCAATATGCATAATCATTTAAGAATTTCTTTACATTAGGTTTTGGAGCTGGTTCAGATAAACTTACATAATCTACAGTTTCGCTATCATGTATACTCCATGCACCACCGTATGGTTTGTCTTTGAGATTAGGCAATGTAGGTGTTATACCCATCTGTTTCTCCATGTTTGCATTAGTATATTACACCATGCTCGGTTAATTGGCAACGGCAAATAATCATCGATTTGATCCCACATAGCTTCAAGATTGCCATTCAATAAGTTACTTAACTTTATATTTAGACCAGGTCCACTGGTTATCAGTTCCTTTTGCATGTCCCAACTTACAAACTTATCTTGGTCAGTGTATTGGTAGATATATTTAACAGGATCATAATTTTTAGCATGTCCGTAAATAGGGCCGCCAGTAGGACTGTATCTTAATAATTCAACAGTTTTGCCTTTCCAGTCGTAAAAAACTTCTTTTCGTCGATTTATCAACCACGGCATACTTTCATCATCTGCACAAACTGTTATAATTTTTTCATCTCGTGCCCAGTCTGGAATATAAGGCTTTTGGTACACATTGGCAATTAGTTTATTTTCGCTTAGATGTTTTTTAGATAAAGGATCTTGTAATAAATGTGTCTTTACTTGTTGTTTGGTAAAATCATCGCCGCGATTAAAAATAACATTGCGTGTATACCAGTTGGTTACATAAGGAGTCTGCGGTTCGTTGTTCATGTGGTCAGAACTATTAGAAACACAGAAATGTTTAAGTGCAAATAGTTTTGGGTTTGGGAGAGGATTATCTATCCAGTCCCCTACTGCATCACTGGTTGTGCAACAAATTAAAAGTATTCTTCCTGCGGCACCTGGTGTGTGCTGTATCCATAGTAAATTATTTTTTAGAACGTTCGTCATAAGGAAGTCCTTTTTGTTTATCAAACCAATATAAACTTCTGTGCGGAGGATTCTTTTGGTCTGTTTTAGCATCACTTGTGAGATAGAATAGTCTAATACCACGCCGAGATTCATTTAGCGGACAATCTATTGGATCTGGATAGCCGTGATATACTAAATTTTTATAAGTCCACACTAACATATTGCCACTGGCAGGAGCAACACTTGAATATATCTTGTCGCGTTTTGTATCATAAAAATTTAAACTTCCGCCCCATTGTTCTTGCCAGCCTCTATTAAAATAAATTATAACACTTACTGCCCGATTAAGTGCAACTTCTTCTACCCAGTTAAAGTCGGTGTGTACTTGTAATGTATCGCCCTTAAAACTTTTCATATATCCAGCACCGATTAAATGTGGGTCTGGTATTAGTTTTTGTACACCTGTAAGTTGTTCTAACCATTTTATAAACTGTGTGCTATTTAAAGCATGTACAAGTTTATCTTGATATGGAGTGATAGTAAGATCATTGCATTCATACATACAACTGCCTTTGCGTGTAAAATGCTTCATTTTTTCAATGGGTAAGTTCGATAATTCGCCAGTGCAGGTAGTCACAACATGGTAAGGTAAAAATTCAGGTATGTTAATTAATCCGTATTCAGGATGACTACTGTATTCTTTTTTAAGTTTTTCAATGTCAAATGTTTTTAATTTTGCAAGTATATCACTTTTAAAGTTCACGATTGTACCACTTCCATGCATGTTCAATTATATCATCTACATGGTAGTTATTTGTCCATTGACAGGTGTTGTAAAATTTTGCATTATTAGCCACTAGTATATCAGGATCACCTGGGCGTCCTGGCCCTTCTACTACTGCGGTTGGCTTGCTATCACTGACAGTACAACACTTGCGTAATATTTCTAAATTACTTGCACCCATTCCTGTGCTTAAATTATAAAAGTCAGGCACAACACATTCTTGTTGTGCATAAAAATGTGCTTTTGCAATGTCAGCAACATGTACATAGTCTCTTACACAGGTACCGTCTTCAGTTGCTAAGCCTACGCCATTTAGTGTAAACTGTTTTTGTTCTTTAATTGCTTCCATCACACGTGCAATAATGTGTGTAGCGGATTTTTCTTGTCCATGTCTACCTTCTGGGTCAGCACCTGCGGCATTGAAGTAACGTAGGCCAACATAGTTGAGGCCATATGCTTCACTGTATGTTTCTAACAACTGTTCAACCATGTGTTTGCTTATCCCATATGGTGATATAGGCAACTTAGGATCTTCCTCAGAGATTGGTATTGCAATTGGATTACCATATACTGCGGCACTGCTACTAAACACAACCTTAGGATGATATCCATACTGACACAAGTGATCAAGCATACATTTTGTAGCAATAAAATTGTTTTCATAGTATTGACTAGGATTTTTTATACTTGGACCAACTAGGCTAGATCCCGCACAGTGAATTATACTATCCACGTGTGCATATTTTTGTAGTGCATCTTGACTTTGAAACTCATCATGCAGAAATTTGTCAACAAATGGCTCAAGTCTTTCTGGTAAATTATGTCTATCTACAGCAGTAACTTCCCAACCTTGTTCCTTAAAGTAAATAGCAGTTTGTCCGCCTATGTAGCCAGCACCGCCTGTAATTGCAACAGTTTTCATTCAAATAATCCACGTTGTGGTTCTTCAATTTTAACAACACTGTATTTTGCACCTGCAACATGATCCCTGTATCTATTGCCACTACGTAACCACTGCTCACCATTGCCTTCCATAATATCAATTACTCTATCAATAGTGCCATTTGTCCAGTCGCTTATTAAGCCCATATTATGATGTGGATTTCTCAATAAGTTAGTTAACTTATTTTCAGCATCATCTATACTCCAAGGCACATATAATCTATCTGGATCATTTGCAAATGTTTCTGGAAAACTTCTGTATGCTGGATATAATACATTACAACCTAGTGCATCTGCTTCACTTACAGTGTTGCTTACCCAATCTTGTAATGCACAATTAAATAATACTTTACTTTCATTTAGATATCCATAGTATTCATGCTTCTTTAGATTTTCATGGATTTCTAGTATACCTCTAGATTCTAAGTCTCTTGCACGTTCAATATACTTTTCATTATTACTACGCAATGGACCACCTTGTAGTATTGCAAATGTTTGTTGTCTAGGATACTGTTCACTATATCGTTCTACTAGATCCATAAAGAAGTCTGGTTGCTTCTCCTGATCAAATCTAGCACTAAAGCAAATTCTATTAGCACGTTCATGAAAAGGCTTTATCCTCATGCCCAACCTTTCTTGAACTTCCTGCTTGCCAAATGCCAAGCCTGAGATATTGTATATAGGTGACTCCCAACCAGCAATCTTCATATGTGCTACCATTTCTTCATTGGTAGCCAAGACTGTGGCAAACTCACATACCATTTTCTCATATAAGCCCATCCACTTTGACATGCCCCAAACATGTACGAAATCATCTGGATCAATTGCTTGGGCAAGACAGCGTACATACACTTGGGGTCTTTGGTTACTTGGAATCTGATCCATGATATATGGCAGACTCTCAATACCTGGTTGAAACATATCTTCAAAGTAAATCACATCTTCTCCAGTACATTCGCCGTTACGCATCATCTGTACTAGATTCATTATTTGACTCATACCAAAGTAACTGCGTCCATGTGCATCTAACACTTGTCCAACACTAATACTTTTAGTATCATCTATAGTTGTTCCTGGAACATATACGACATCAAGCCCTCTGCGATCAAACACACGTCGATTCCATTCAGTTAATTGTAGTGTATATCGTGCCTCATAACTTTCAAGACCCATGTAGAAAAGTTTACGCATGTATTACTCCTATGTTATGATTTATTATACTATTCTTATTGGACTGTGTCAAGTATTTAGGCAATCGAATCAATCATGACTAAAATGCAAACAAAGAAAAAAGCAAACACCAAAACTGGTGCCGCATTGGAAATTTGCTTGTTGGTCTTTGGCTCAGGCTTTACATAATCTGCAGGCATGTAGTCTCTATCCCAAGCATCTCTTCTTGTATCTTGTTTACGTTGATCTGCATGAATTATTCTTGGGTCAACTTTGTGTGTGAATTTTTCTTCTGCCATTATTGTCTACCAAACACATCATTTACATTTTGTAAACAACGTACAAATGTTGTACACTTTGGCATGTCTTTGATGCGTCTTGCACCTATGTAGGTACATGCACTTCTTACACCACCTAGTATTTCAGTAACAGTTTTTTCAACTGCGCCTTTGTACGGTAGTTCAACGACTTTGCCTTCTGCACCTCTATAACCATCCTTGCGATTGCCGTGCTTTTCCATTGCAGTATCAGAACTCATACCATAAAACTGTATTTTGCCATCTACCACTTTGCCTTCTGATTCATCTGATCCTGCTAACATTCCGCCTAGCATTACCATGTGTGCTCCTGCTCCGAATGCTTTTGCAACATCACCTGGATATACACAACCACCATCAGCAACAATGTGTCCACCGATACCGTTTGCGGCATCTGCACATTCAATTATACCACTCAGTTGCGGAACACCTACACCAGTCATTAATCTTGTGGTGCATACTGATCCAGGACCAATACCACACTTTACTATGTCAGCACCACGTATGATTAGTTCTTCAGTCATCTCACCAGTGATAACATTACCTGCAATAATTGTTTTATCAGGGTACTCATCTCTAAGTCTTGCTATAAAGTGTCCAAAGTTTTCGTGATAAGCATTAGCAACATCAACAGTAATAAATGGAATATCTGGATACATTGCAAGTACGGCTCGCATTGTTTGATAATCAACTGCATCATCGTTCCATATGGCCGCAGTACCTGTGCAAACACTTACGTATTGCATCTTTACGCCTTTGGCCTTTTGCCACTGTTCTAAACTGTAGTGCTTACGGATAACTGTTAACATTTTGTGTTCTTGTAAAACTTTAGCCATTGAGAACGTACCAACGCCATCCATGTTGCTAGCCATAATAGGCACACCAACCCACTGTTGTCCACTGTTGTGAAAGTTAAAAGTTCTTTCTAAACGCACTTCACGTCGACTTTCGAGTGTACTGCGTTTTGGTTTAAATAATACGTCTTTGTAGTCTAGTTTTATATCTTGTTCTATTCTCATTTAGAAGTCCACATCTCTGCCGTTTATATTATAAGTTCCATGTGTGAAACCTGCATCCATTTTTTCAACTTCAGTCATGTCGTCACTGTCAATACGTCTATTAGGATCTTTCTTCATTTGTTCTAGTCTACTTGGCTTTTTTGCATTGTCTTTGCCACATACAGAGCAAACGCCTGTAGCACCACCGCAACTGCCTTTTACACGTAGGCCTCTCAGGAGGCCTATACTCATGGCCGCCACTATACATAATAAGATTACCAAGCATAATACAAATGTCTCCCAAATCATTATTGTTACCTGTTGTAATTAACCTCACAACCGTTTTCACCATCTTCACTTACTTCGATAGTTACGGCTCTACCAGGATATTTAGCGGCTATGTGTGTATACAAATCATCACTTATCATTTCACAACTTTTGTAATCTAATTCTAGTGTTTTTTCTGTATATAGTTTTTCCAACCAACGTTTAAATTGTATAAACTCTATATCTCTATCATCATGAAACACTTCTATTGCTACTCTAAACTTGAATATGTGTCTGTGAATATAACCTAAAAAACTTACATCAAATTCGTCGCCAGTTGCTAACATAGGATCATCAAGTGCGGCTGGATACTTATGTAAGCCTTCCTTTTGAAATGTTACCCATATCTTTCTACTTGCATTTGACTTGTTTGTTTCAATAATGTTACGATCTTCTTGTATCATACGTGCTCCTGTTAGTAGCTCATTTATAGGTAAGTGCTTCATCTTTTGTGTAGTCTTTCCATGGTGTAAACTTTTGTGCAGTCATATCATTTACATCCATGCACCATACACCGCCATTGTTGCCATTGAACACATCATCAGCAATTTTAACAGTAAGGTTTAGGTTACTTGTTTTTATATCTGGCACATGTACACTTAGCATTGGAATAAATTTTTTGTGTTTCCAAATGCTAACATCAAGTGCAGATAACATTACATCGTGGTTATGTGCTTCGTAGTCAAATGTTACCCAATAACCTTTTTTCAATAGTGTTTTTATTGTGTTGTTATAATACTGCAATTCTTCCCAATTGTCAACATCTATTTTACAATGATTGGCACCTAAATACACATGTTCAGTTGCATGTTCAAGTATTTCTGCTACATGTGTTTTACCGTTTACAAACAATGTTTGCATACCAAATGCAGGCGTATGTTCTACTTCTTTACCAGTAAACAATTCAATATTGTCATAGTCTAACTTAGGCACTTAATAATTTCCTCAGGATTGTTTTCAACTAGGTTAACTGAATTGTTTAGATCATATACTTTGTTGTCAAATTCTGCTAAAATAGTTTCAAAGTTATCTTCTAGTGTTGTGTTGTTTGCATCTAAGTTGTGTACAAATCCTAAGCCTGTTGGAAACGTTGGAATAGTTCTCACAGTCAAATCAGGACGATATGTTTTCAGTACATGCATGAACTTCCATGTATCACCAGCCCAGTAAAATGTATTCCATTCACGTGTTGCAGTCTCTGGTACCACTGGATAGATATCATGTAACAAAACTATTGTATCTTTGTCTGAGTGCTTTTCAACATTTATAAAGTCTTTTAGCACTTGATCATAATGATGTAAGCCATCAATAAATGCAAGTTCAATCTTATCATTAAACAACTCTTCTACATTTTCGTTTGCAAAAAAGTTATCACTGTCCATTGTATAAACTTTTGTTAAATCAGATAGTTCGTATTCAAGTACAGGATTTGGATCAATGCCAATACATGGAGTGTGCGATAAGGCATACTGTAAACTTCTGCCTGTGTTTACACCAATTTCTAAATAGTTTCTTGGATTACACGTACGATGAAACCATTGTAACCATGCTCCATATTGCATGCCGGGCAACAAACGTTCTTGTGTTTCAGCATGAACTCTTGCTTCATCCATGTCCTTGTCAGACTGTTGCGGTTCGTCGATTTTAACGTTCATTGGTATTCCTCATTATTAAGTTTATATTATATAACAAAAACGTATTGATGTCAATCAAATAATGCATTAAATTGTGTTTTACTATTGACAATTTTTTTACCAGTTGTGCCTCTTGATCCGCCAATTACACTATCTAATAACTTGCTATGCTTGTCTAACAAGTTCATACTCTTGTTTAGGTCTTTCTGTGCAAACACCTCATCTATTACGTCACGTACAGTAATCTTTGTAAAGGTATCGTTTACTAGCATACTAGGCATGATCCCTTGATCATACAGCCTGTTTGACTCTTGTACTGCATATATGTGTTGCCATACATTGTGTCCCATAAGCAGTGCATAACTAAAACTATCCCAACTGGTTGCACCTTCTTTGCCAATCTTATTTAGATCACCTGGGCCATACTTACAAATATCTCCGATAGTACATCCAGCACTGATTGGACTATCATCAAAGCGTTCATGTATGCCATCACGCATTACAACATCACTAAACTTATCTGTACCATATGCATACTTTTTATTATCAGCAGTGGCTTCCATCAAGTAACTCCATTTTTTACCTCTGTCGTCTGCACGGAGTCTTGTGTATACCTGTCCATTTGCAGTTGCTAAGAAAGGAGATGCACAGTCAAAACTTACTGTAAAGTTATTGTTTGCATGTCGCCTAACACTGCGTTGTATATCAGTAAGCAACAATGCCCATTCTAGTTTGCTTGTGCCTAAAAAGTGCATCCAATCATGTTGACCTTTTTCTAACAAGCCTTCATGTATTAATGTAACCAAACGACGTAGTATAAGATGTAGGTCACACATGTTTTGTCCACCCATACCCCAACCATCAAATGGCTTGTCATACTTGTCTGAACAGAACTTCTTCATAGTATCATACCAACTATCTGCTTCTGTGTGATTTGAACCTTGTAGCACGTTTAGTATTTTTAGATCTTTGCCTCTGGCTTCCATAAAGAATTCGTTATTAAACAGTGTTGCATCAACTGCGTCTTGATAACTTTTAATACCACATGCTTCACTTGCTTTTGGATCCAAGTACGTCCATGTTGGGATATCCAATGTCATACCATAGTTTGCAATACCACTTTGCCATTTGATAACTGCTTCACGTTTCTTTTGTGCTGCTTTGTCTTTTGTATCAGCCCACGCACCCGGCCATACGCCTTTTGCAATCTGGAATCCACCTGAGTCAGCAACCATAAGTGTATCAGCACTTCTACCACGTACCATATCTTCTTTAGGTACATGCACAGTCAAATCCATGTTAGCATGTCCAGCACTGTATAGGCTCCACTTGTAAGGAAACAATGCTTCTTGTTTGTTAAGCCAATTCATTGCTTCCATATTAGGAATACCTTTAGGCAACCTATCACCAATTATGCTTTTGACCTTGTCTGGATAACGTTCTGCACCAATATAGGTTGCATAGAAACTGCTTATTGCTGGCAAAAATATTGCATAATCGCTTTGCTTATCAGTTAGGTTGTCTTGTACCAGCATTACTTGCTCTGTGCTGGAAGTATATAATTGTAAACTGCAATGCCTGAATCAACTGTTATCTTAGTTGCACCACTGTCACTTATTCTTACAGTTTTGTCACCGGTTAAGTTCATAATTGCTATAAACTGTTGCACAGGCCAACTCCATGCTTTAGTTAACTTACCGCCAACATCATGTTGGAACACAAAGTCACCTGCATGTGTGCTATGATCACCAAACAAGAACTTTAAATGTCCATCTTCGGTTTTTGTTTCAAATGTCGTTTCTTCAGCATTTGCTTGTGCCTGCATTTTTAATCTCATAATACTTGCAGTTGTTGGCTCAAACTCAATATCCCAAGGCACATCTTTCATCTTAACACCTTTGAGCTTTTCACTTACAATTTCACTAACCATAAACCTGTAGTCGTTTTTAAAGTCACCTGCGGCATTTTTAAAGTGTAGTCCAACTGGTGCCTGTTCACCATTGCGTTCTTGACGTTTAACAGAAATCTCTGCGTTTTCCTTGTATTCGCCTATGTTAAGCAGTATTTTTAGTTTTGCTAAATTAGGCATACCAAATGTCCCAATATAGTCAGCAACAGGTTTATGAAACTTTGCTTGTAACACAACACTTTTATCTTCGGCTAGCCCATCTACACTTGTATCAGTATCTGTACCTGTAATTTTAATTAGGTCAATACAACCTAAGTCATAGCTGTGTTCAACTAAGTCTAGTAAAAAGTCTCTCATTAATTTTCTCCTAATTGTTTAATCATGCCCATTGTCTCTGCTAGTCTTATAGTACTACGTGTTCCTGGTTTTTGAATTTCTAACCAACTTATACCCATATCTAATTCGTCATAACCTTCGTCAAAACTGTTTATTATTTCATAGCCAAGCTGAATACACACATCTTTTACTTTTATGCTTGTAGTATAACAATAGTACATTTCATTAACTTTGTCAACCGCTTTTGGATAATCACAGTTGTTATAGGTAAAAATAATTATGCCACCTGGCCGTAGCACTCTTAAGATAGATTCTAAATATTTTCTAATAATTTTTAAAGGCTTAAAGTTAAACCAGTTTACTGCTATAACTATACCTAGTTGGTTTTGCGGTAGCTCATGCAAAGGATCTACGTGTGTGTCATCTACAATGTAATATCTAAGCCGCCTTTGATATGCAGGCTCACGCCATTTTTTAATTTCTTTCAACATTTCAGGACTATCATCCATTAGGTACAATGGATTAAGACTTACGAGTTGATTTGTAATTTCTCCGTACCCAGGACCTAATTGTAAACCAGGATCAACATTAGTAGTGTACTTTGCAATACGACTTTTAAGTAAGTTGCCTAATGACTCATTGAATAGTACGTTTTTAAACACATAACGGTCCATTTTTTCTAGAGAAGATTGTGCAATGTTAATTTTGTAAATTTCTTTACTCATTTCATAATATGGTTTTTCAAGTTCTTGTACTTCTGCATTAAGCTCTTCTTTGAACTTATTTAGATTGCCTGACATGCCATCTAAAATTTTCAGTATATCAAGATGATTATTACTAATTTGCTCTTTTAAGTTTTTAGCATTAAAAGGGTGTGTGCTTAGATTAGTATACAGTTGATCTAATTGTTCTTTAATATTTTCACGTAAACCAATGGTGTCAAGTACATTCACAAGTTGTTTGTATTTTACAATGTTTCTTAATTCCATCATTCAAACTCAAAAAGCGAATTAAAAGTATTGGCAGTATTTGTTTCGCTTGCCAAGTCCCATTCAAGAACATGTAGCAAGTTATCTATCTTCTGATCAACCACAGTTGCTTCCATAAGTGCATCATCAAACGGCAGTTCTTTAAACCATTGTGGCAAGTGCATCTCATCTGTTGGATATCCAATACTAGTCCAGTTAAGTGGATTGGATTTAAGTTTGCAAACAATAGTTTTCATACCATCGATAATAGTTTGACTGTAGTTGTCACTGTTCATCTTTTTCATAGTGTTCCAATTCATACCAGCTCTAACGTGTCCAGGCATGTTTGCTCTTCCTTCGCGTTCTTCTTTCTTGCTATACATGGTTAGGTTGTTAACACGTTTAGGTGAACCTTTTTCCCAAGCAGGACGTTCTTTAAAATCAAACTTAAATGCTTTAATCATCTCAATTATCTTTTCTCTGCCGGCACCAGCAAGTACTTCTACTAGTAAGGTCATTAAGAAGTCTTGTATAACCTTTGGCGTATCACTACGTTTTAAGTCCAAGCCCATTGCTTTAATCTTGCCCTGCTTGCCTTGAATGTCTAGTCTCTTGCCTTCTAAGTCAAATATGTTTACTGCATAACGTTTCTTTGTAATAAACAGTCCTCTATCAGCAATAAGTTCTCTACCGCCTTTGATAATAAGTCCGTTGTCTCTTGGCACATGAAACGCCTGTTCCATAAATCTTGGCCAACTATCGTTCAGTTGATCACTTATAGCATCATACAGTTGTATACAAATTTCCTTGTTCCATTCCATAGTACCAGCATCTATATCTTTCTTCAGTATTGGGTATGCACTAAAGTACACACTATCTGTGTCGCCATATATTACTGCATCACCAACATGATCATACTTGCCAGTTATGGTTTCATTCACAAAAGCATCCATATGATGTGCTACTGCTCTGCCTGTAAGTGTTGTGCTTTGTCCAATACGTTTGTCAAAGAATCTACAACCTGGATTGAGAATAGCACCATACAAACTGTTTAAGTTAATTTTCTTAACAAGTTGTCGCTTATCCAAAAACTCTCGTTCATCAGGATCAGTTGCGGCTCTCAATTTCTTTTGTATTTCTTGACGTTCTCTATACCAACGTGCAAGTAAGCCGGGTACAACACCTTCTTTTTCATAAGTGAATATAGTACCATTGGCACTTAGTATCCACGGTTGATTGCTATCAAATATCAGTTTCCATATCTCTGCGGCACTGTGTACACTTTCTTCGCCGTTCTCCCAGTCCACTGTAATCTCTGTGCCACGTTCTTGTTTCATAACCGCAGTGTATTCTAGTGAACCAAACAAGCCCTCCCAAGCCATTGCAAAACTTGCTTTGTTGTTTATTTTGTTTTTGATATAGTTTTCTGTCATTATAGGACGCAGTTGCCCAACAATGGTTTCCTGTGCCATATTCAATGATCTAATTGCTGATGGATACAAACTGTTTATATCAATGGCACCAACATACTCATGTATGCCTTTCTTGGGATATGCCACATAAGCACCTGCAGCCGCAGTATCATCATCTGTAAGACGTTGTGCTCTATTAGGCACAACCATGCCTTGTTCATGTGCTTCGTTAATAATTGCTTGTTCTATAACTGCAACCGCACCCATTGTTGTTTGTAGCAACACAGTATTTGCATGTGCCAATTCACTTGCTAGTGCAATAAAACGCAGTTTTTTATCCATTTTGTCAAGCAGTGCAGTATCCTGTCTTGAATACTCAATAAATGTTTTAAAGTTCTGATTGTATAGTTGATCTAATGTACCTTCATATGCAGTTTTCTTTTCATCAAGTTCATATTCACCAATAGCATCTAAACTATAACTGTGTCTCTCTTCATATGTGTACTTTCTATACAGTTGCATATAGTCCATATGCACTCTGCCAATAGTATCAAATGTAACATTCTCTGATCCAAAACGTTCAAATGTACGTTTCTTAGGCAGTTGACTCCATAAACAAAAACGTCTAGTGTCATCCTTGCTTAGTATTCGTGCAGTTCTGTTTACAAGATAGGGTATATCATAACCTTCACTGTTCCAACCACTGATGATATCTGCATCTTCAATCAAGTCCAAGAACGTTGCTAACAGTTCTTCTTCTCGTTCAAATAGCATTGTGTTAGGAAACTCGTTGCATATTTCTTGTGCAGTTTCCCAGCTCATTGCTTTGGGTGGAATAACCAGTGTTACCAACTGCTCCATCCACTGTAAGTATATACTGATAGCAGTTACAGGATTGAAAGGATCTGCTGGCGAACTATACCCTCTTACAGGATCAAAGTCAACCTCAATATCAAAGAAAGCAGTTTGTAGTTTAGGTGCGTCTATGCCTTTGTAGTTTTCTTCAAAGCATCTAAACACAGGATTTATATCTGATTCAAAGATGTCCTTTCCGTTTTGAATGCGTAATTCTTTACGGAACTCTTTGTTGTTACGTGTTGCAAATCTACTGACAGGTTGTCCATAGATGCTAGTATGCTTACCACGAGGATCAGCATAGTAAAAACAATAACTAGCAGGAAACTCTCTATATTCTCGCCTGCCTTCTACACGTTCTACAACGTGTATTCTATCTTTTTCTCTGTCAAATAGTGCATCAACATAACTCACAGACTATAATGTCCTTCCTGCAGTTGTAAGTATCTCTTCTAATACTTCTTGGTCTTCTTTTTCTGCAGTATAAGTTGCTTTGTGTGCAATACGTATTGCTTTCTTAAGCACTGATGGTTTAATTTGTAGTTCTTCTGCAATTGCTTTTACTGTATCACTTAGTCCTTCATTGAGTGCTTCTACTTCACTCATCACACCCATACCTTCGTTTATGATTTGTGTTAGTTTTGCTTTTTGTTCCGCGTCAAATTGTGTTGCCATTTAAGTACTCCTTTGTATGACTTATTATAGTAGATTTTTTATTGATTGTCAAGTATAAATTGTTCCATTTTGTCTGCAATAAGTTGATGACCTAGTGCATTTGGATGTGCAAAATTAGGTTTTATATATTTGTTTGACTCAACATCAGTAAGGTGTTCTCCGTTATGCCCAGATGCCCCAAACCAGTCAGCGGCAGTCTCTTTTCCAGCTTTCCATATTTTTGTTAAATCCACACCAGGTAACCATGTATTATATTTTACCCAACCACTAAAGTAATAATCCGCAATGTTGTGTGTGTTGCATAAAGTTTGTAGTGCAATTAATGTTGTACTACTGCGAAATATTGTATGCTTATCTTCAAAATAATGTAGCATAAGTTCTTGTATAAATTGTTTAACATCACTTGGCCAATGGTTTCTGCTGTCATCATGAACGTCAAAATTACCAGATGAAATATCATATGCTTTTGGAAAGTCATTATTTCTAACTGGATTGGTCAGATGTATTATTGCAGTTACGGTATCATTACTTGCCCAGTGTTTGTGTATATAATCATATAGTTGCATAATTGTATCTTCGTTACTCGCACCACCCATACCATAGTTGCGGAGTATATCAAATTGCATATTTTCTTTTAAGTAATGTCCATATGGTTGCTTTGGAGCACCAGGCAATTCTGCACCCAATGGCCAACTATCACCGAGTGTAAGTAAAACTTTTGCTATTTTAATTCTCCTTAAAGTATGTGTCAAAAATGCGCCACACATCTGATTCAGGTACAGTGTAGTGACCAGAACTGTGTTGTGTATCTCTGTGTTGAACAGGCACATTATTTTTAGCTAATTTTTTTATAAGTTTAGGTTTATACATGTTGACAATTTGTCTGTTTGAAATAGGACAACTTAAAAATATATCAGTTTTTAATCCACTAACAAATAAACTATTTGCATCTTCTAATATACGATCGATTGGATACCATTGATCAGTACTATCTAAATTTATTTTATCTAGCCATGTACCTGTTTTAATGTCATTCAATACGTTTCGGGAGAGCCCTGGAGCAAGTGCTTTTCCTATACGTAATGCAACACTATTATCTAATTCTAAGACTAAATTTTCAAGCACTTTGCGATTTTTTCCGTATACAGTTGGGTAAAGTACATCACGACTGCTAATATAAATTAAATAATTATACATGCATTTTTTAATAGTGTTTACTAACGCATAACAATCAAGCATGTCTTTGTCTGCATTTTTTTCAACTTCAATTCGATTGCCACCTGGAGCGGCAATAATCAGTACATCGTGGTTAAGCTCAGCTGGATTGTCTTTGCGTCCATAGATTGTTACATTATGGAAAGTTTTAGCAATGCTTTTGCCAACTAAACCATTACCAATTACTGAAATTTTGTACATAAGTTTTCTATTGTTTTATTATTGTGAATAGCACAGAATTTATAAAAATCCTGTGATGAAACATATTCTTGATTGTATTTAGAGCTTTGTTCAGTTGCGGCAAATAAATCATCCTTTGTCCATGTTGAAAGTTCTTCAAAAAGATTTACAATACTTTCAAGTCTAGTAATGTTTCCTGCATCATTATCAAAACTTGTATCAAATTCATAATCGAACTTAAAGCCAACGTCCTGTAAGGCCTTATATGTTTCAAACTGTCCTACAGGTATAAATCCAGTAGCACCTGCTAGACATTTAAGTGTCTTTTCTGTGATAAAAGGCCCTGGATAGACATAGACTCCTAGCTCATCATGTTGTAAGCTGTAATGAAAACTTTCATTTGTAAAATGCAAAGCACACCTCTGATAAACGTCTGTCCATGGATTCGATGTATAACGTTGCTCGTTATGAAAACCCTTGCCTGTATCTTCTAGTTTAATCTCATTACCATACCATTTATTATAGAATATATCAAAGAGATTGTCAAGTTTTTTGTTTCCAGTTTTATGATTGTAGCTTGTGCCTTGCCATTGCGAGAGTTTTATCATACACTGGCTATCTGATTCTAATAGGGCGGTTGTTACTAAAAGTTTAGACTGACTAATTCTATTACATATGGCACTGAACTGATGTGTGATATTCTTGTTAACTTTTTTTGGAAACCATTTGTTAATCAATGCTAGTTGCTCGTGCCACCAATAAAATACATAGGGCCTAACATTATCTGGTAATGGACAATTATATATAGTATTGTCAGATAGAACTATAATTGGAGCATCTATTTTTGATTGTTTCCATAACCAAGGTACATCCACTGGCTCCAAGTGAAAACTTACAATATACAAATCGTATCCAGTTGGCAGATTATGCACGTCGTTACAACCAGGCCACCTTTGCCACAGAGCACAATAAGTATTTTTTCCAAATTGTTTTATCCATTCCATTTTTGGAATTTGACAATCGGTTGCTATGCCACGCCACATATAAGGATGTAACATGTGATCGTTTTCCCAGTTCTTATTTGATCCATCTAATTGTAGTTGCATATAATATAAACCTTAGTAAGGCACTTTTAAAACCGGGGTAGCGATAACACGGTTCTAAGGCAGGTCCCTCCCTAGCCTAAGTTCTTTGGGTCCTAAGGCTATTTTTTTTGAACGTCTGTAAAACTGCTTGTTGAATTTCTCTTTTTGTTCAAACTTTCTATTGTCTCCAGAGGCATTCGGTTACTTGGACAAAATTTACATCCATCAATTACATCATCTATACTATCTATGAACTGTTTGCCCCTCTGGGCAAATTCATGTACCGATAATGGTTCATAACTGTGTAGTATTTTTCTATCTGATTTAGATATGTCAAATGTAAACTGGTTATCAAATTCAGGCAATAAACCAGCTGGTCCGCACTTGTATAATTTTGCTTTGATAAAATGATGACACATACTATTAACAAACTCACATTCGTCGTGTGCCTGTTGCGGTATACTGTTGTGTAATGTAAACTTGTTTGTCATAGGATCTCGTTGGACTGCTGACTGTGTAAACTGGTTTTCTACCCAATAATGCACTCTTACACTGTTTTCATCCACTAGAGCATAATCTGCACCCCAGGTTTGTTCATTTTCTTCGTTGCGTGTACCATTGTATAACTTGACATTGCCTTCTAAGAATTTATGACCTTCCTCAAAATGGCGCTCAAGATCGTTTGCATTGTGTACACTTACTCCAATCCAATTTTTTAATTCACCTAGACCATTGCCAGGATAAGGGCTTTCAAAAAACATTGCTCTGTAAAGTCCTTTGACATGATTCAGCCTTGTACCATTGGATAGAATTTGTACCTTTTTGTCCCACAATCGATTAATACCTTTTATCCAATCAACAATAGTTGGATTCAGCAACGGTTCACCACCTAGTATGCATATCTTTTGCAATCTAATCTTGGTTGCCCACTGAGTATATTCTGCTTCGTAGTCACTCCATTTTTGATGCCCTTTAAAGTTGTAGTCGTTAAAGCGATTACATTGAGGACAAGCGATATTGCATACATTAGTAATATAAAATTCAATATTTGGAACATAGGTACGCGGATCATCTGGGTGATCATCTGGAAAGTGAGCTGGATATCTCATTGTTGATACTCCATTGTTACTTTCCAAGCAGTGCCATCTTCTAGTTCATCTCTGCTAAACTGACAGTGTGCAATATGTTCTAGCATTGGTGTTCGGTCAAACCCAAATTGATTCTGCCAATGTTCTACTGCACTTACTCCTAGTATCTCAACTGGCTTTCCTAAACACAGTGCTTCTACTGCTCCTATACTATGATGTGTAATTACTTTCTTAGCCTTACGCATTATATCTGGTAGCTCGTCAAAACGCATTGAACGACTTGCACGGCCGCCTGGCTTGTCACGTATGACTAGAGGCACACCTGTATCTTGGTAATGCTGAATAGTATTTTTCCTCCATGTGTCGTAATCTTTACCAAACCAACTAAAAAATTTATTATCTATTGGTGTCATAAACAAATTGTATTCGCCTTCTGCATTCCAATCTTCAAACCTGTCTAGTTCTAATGTTTGTATACGACTTTTGCCCGGAGTTCCTACTTTAGCATTTTGTAGATTGTTGTAGCATATTCTAACATACCAAGGCTTCTTGTAATTCCAATTACCAATATAGCCATTGTCCATGTAGAAGTAATCCAATTGAAATTTCTTTATAGCATCATGTATGTACTGGTCAAATGGTGCTCCCCAAACAACTATACGGTCAGGGTCTATTTCTGATTCATTATTAACTGTTATACAGTCAAAGTTTTTAAGCAAATAAGGAAAGTATTGCCCTCGCCTAAGTAAAGTTTCTGCTGGTATTTGAAATTTCATCTTGAACTATTTTTCTCAAGATTGCGTGTTAAACTCATTGTTCTCATTGTTTCGAGACTGTCATAGCTTTTATGTATTCTGACTACACTTGGTGAAATATGATGTATATCAATTTTTTTAGTCGTGTGTATCATATGGTCAGCAGGACGAAAGCCATACCTTTTACATTGTGTAATTATTTCTAAAGCCGCATGCGGTTTAATAATATATCCATATCCGCCGATAGAATACAATCCTCTGTAGTGTTTATACTTTCCATGGTCAGTTCTATCGTGTAAACTCCAAACACGTACTTCTTGCGATTGGTTTTTGATTTCTTCATTGTAGGTGTTTCTGTACGGATCTAAACTATCAAGTTTCAGCACATCTGGAAAACGTTTAAGTACTTTTTTTGGTAAGGGGCGTAACATGTACGCATCATGTTCAAGTATCATCAATGGTTCTTGTGAATTGTAACACTCTTGCCACAAGAAGTAATGGCTTAGAAAACAACCTAGCACTCCGAGCCTGCCGCCTTTCATTTTTGGTTTGTATTGTCGTAGTTTTAGATCAGCAAGTATCTCGGGTGCATCAGCACCATGTATGCCGTTAAAAACTCCTGCATCAATACCAAATTCTTTTGCTTGTGCAATACATTTCACCGCCATTGACTTTGAAATACTACTACTTTGCAGTACAATTATCTTAGTTCTCATATACTGCCTTCCAACGTTCTATCCAGTCAGTTTTCATTGCTGATACTTCTGGTGTCTTGTATGCACGTTTGGTAAATTTTTTTGTTTTACTTGTTTCCTGGTAGACTTCGTCGTTGTTATTACCTGTAGTTTTGTAATGGTCGTGAAAAATTGTACTTTTTAATCTTTTATACGCCTCTATTGGATATGTAATATCTTGAATCCATTGATCAACAGGATTTATACCAATCATTCCAAATGTTTCAACCCACAATTTACTCACGCAAGGAAACAGTGTGCTATCAGGACGCCTGCCATTTGACTCCATGCTGAGTAATCCTTTATAGTCTTTGTGTGCAAGTATTTCTTGATCCCATCCTTGTGTACGCATTAATGCATCATCGTTCCAAATAAAGTACCAATCACTTGTTGTGTTCTGTGCTAGGTAATTATAGTATTCGTGTAAACCTTGCCATCCTATACGTTCTATACTGTGAGATTCTTGTGTTGCACTGGTGTTTTCGACTAGCATTTGCCATTGATTACTTGTAAAATACTTGTGGCTTTCTACATCATCACTGTCGTATGCTACTGCTATGTGAATTAGAGAAGGATCAGTAGCCATTTCTAGTACTGTGGTCACACTTTTTTTTACCATTGCAGTACGTTTCCGTGTGGGCAGTAGCATTGTTATAAAAGGATGCGTCAATTTTAAGAACGTTGCTCAAGTTCTGCAATTTTAAGTTTAAGTTCTTCATTTTCTTTCTGAAGTTTCTCTAACTTATATTTTGCATTAGCCGCTTCATTGCGATATTCTTGAGCCAGGTATTCATTAGTGTAACGTGTAGCATCTTGTGAATCATAGTTTGTCATACAATTAGTTATCACCACCGTAGAGGTACTTACGCATTTTATCTATACTTTCATTATCAAAGCATCTAATAGTGCTTGTCTCAACTTTTGGAAACACACGTTTTAATTCCTTAGTCAGTGCTTCTTCGTATGCAGAACGATGTCGATTGCATTCTTGAAAACTTTGAAACTTTAATCCGCCATGTATTTTTAAATCAGGTGTTGGAGAACCTGCATATGTTACCAACGCAACTAAAAGCCAAGTCATTTTGTTTTGACGTTTTTAGCCTTACCACGTCTATTTTTGTCTGGGTCTTGTTTGCGTTTGCGATTGGCGGCAGTCTTGCGACCTTTTTTGCCAAGAGATTGAGCTTTTGATTTTGGTAAACACTTTGGCTTGCCTTCTGACTTACTGCCCCTAGCACAGTCACCACGTATCTTACCATCAGGACCAAAGCGAACCCATTTTTCTTTGAACCATTTTTTCAGATCTTCATCAAGGTCGTCTTCAAATACTAAGTTTCCATCTGGACCAAGCTGTACTGCTTCTTTCTTCACACAGTTGGGTACACGTTTTCCGAACATGGTTTTCATGCCCTTCTTCTCGTAACCGTCCCAACATTTTTCGCTTAATAATTCTTCTAGTAACATTTTATTTCTTCTTTGAGTTGCCCCAGTTCTTTGCGCCTTTTTTACGACACTGAACTAATGCACCAGATGCGTATGCACTAGGCCATACTTTGTAACGTGACTTTACTTTGTGATAACAGGCATCCTTTTTACCGGCAGCCTCGTCAAATTGTGCTTCAGTAATTAAACTAGCACTCTCGTTGAGTCCATCAACCTTGCCTTTCATTTGATTAACAAGTAACTTTAAACCATCTACATCCTGACGCAGTGCATTTATATCTGCTTGATCTTCATCGTTGCTTAAATTCTTTTTTGCTTTTGCAAGTGACAGTAGTATTGCTTCAAAGTCATTTTTTGCAGAGGGATTATTTGCACGGATCAAGTTAAGCATACGTTGAGTACGTTGGTTAGTAGTACTTTGTTCGCCGCCTATATCCTCTTTTGGATTGTCACGATATGCTTTACGTTTTTCGTATTGGCTCGGAATATCTGCTACACGTAAATTTTTAAGTTTAGGATCAGGTTTCCAAGTTCCTTCTTTTTTTTCTTCTTCTACATAGTCTGCATCTTTTTTCTTCTTACCAAACAATGCATCTTTTCTATCTTGACTTAGTGGCTTGCCTTTACCTCTCATCGGATACTTATTGATTTCACCTTTGTTAACTTTCTTCATGTGGTCCATGTAGCCTTTTGTAACATCTGCTTCTTCAACTTTTTTGGTCTCTGGATCATCGTGATCGTAACCAGTACTCATTAGTCTATCGTGATGGTCTTTTTTACTAGGCTTAAAAGCTCTGTATTCTTTTTCTGTACCTTTGTACATCATGTGTGAATCGTATGCGTCTTCGTTCTTGGCTTGATTTGTGGCTATGGCATGCATTACACCTTCGCCTTCTTCTTTGCCATAACGATCAACAAAATCCTTCTTGTTCTTTTTAAGTTTTTTGAAGTTGGCTTCTTTGCTACGCTTTTCGCCGCCTGTTAATTTGCGTTCTTCTATAGCCATTTTTATTTCTTCATTCGTGATTTGAATTTGTAATCTTTAACTATCTTACGTATATCATCTGTGTTTGTAGTACCCTTGTCTGCAAACATACCAACAATAGCATCCATAGACTTGCCAGCATCAACTGCTTTGTGTATTTTGTTAACAGATAACTTGCCTTCACCTAAGGGTTTGCCATATACTTTTCTATATGCATACTTACGTGCATCATCTGGTGATAAACCTTGCTTCTCAAACTTTTTAGTATGCTTGTCAAGCATCGCGGCATCGTAGGTATCACCAGTTCTTTGCTTTAATCTCTTCTCATCTTTAGTAGCGGTAAACAAATCAGATATTACACCTTCATTTCTCATAGTGTATGCTGGTGAAGTTTTCTTCAACATCTCAACTTCTTGTTGTAGTTTTTTGTAGTACTTGTTTGAGATCATATCACGTAGTCTTTGTTGTTCAGGCATGATGCTACCTTGAGCACTGTGCATTCCGTTAATACCACGTATAACCATTGATTCTGGACTTGTACCATACAGATTTACAAGCATTTCAGCTACTTCACCGTGTTGGTTTTCGTCTTCAAGTTCCATTACTTTGTCGTAAAACTTTTTTAAATCATAATCAAATTCACTGGTTGGAATAGCTTCGTTCATTTCGCCTTCATACACAGGTACAATCTTCATTGCTCTGCCTAGTACTGAGTACAAGCCTGCTGAATATTTCATCATTGTGCTAACTTGATCTGTTAAGTCACCGTTGTCTAAATGCCTAAGTTCACTGATATTGCTTTCAATATCTGCTACGTCAAAACGTAGATCTGTTAGACGTTTACGCATTTTTCTTGCATTTACTTTTTCATAATCAGCAATATCATCTTCTTTGAGATCTGGTTGTACAGTGCCTTCTTTGTCAACCATCTTCTGGCCATATGCCATCATCTTCATAAGGCTTTCTTTAGTAACCTTTATAGGATTCTTGTTATCCTGTGGCATATCTGGGTCTGCGTACTCACCTTCGCCGTTTACAATATCTAACAACTGCGGTATACTTCTAGCACCAAATGAACTGCCGTAATCTTGTAAATGGGTGGCAACTCTTGCAAGTGCTATACCAAGATTTACATCACTAGTTTCCTGTGATTTATCCATAAGTTTTACTGCAATAGCACTCAACCTCGACTGTTGTGGATCCACTTCATAGTTTGGTGTAGCTTCTTGCATTGCAACTTCATTAATTTTCATTGGTTTTTCCTTTTACTTCTCACTTGCATAATCTTTGGTTCTTTGCACAAAAGTTTCACATGCTAAAACTGCATCTTCAAGTTTTCCAAAAGATTTTTTTGATTCTTTGTCGTTAACTTTTACACGGTAACCGTCATCTTCATTGCCGTGTATTTTTAATTCTTTGCCATCATCTGTTTTAAAAGTTTTTACTGGTTCTGATAACATTTCTTCATTGTGTGCTTTTTCAATATCACCTAAGTAATCCATAATAGATTTCTTTTTGCCAATGCTATCTTCTTTAGTAACTTTAGTTAACTGTGTTGGATTTTTTTCGCCTTCAGGTGCAACTGGACCTTCATAACCAGGATTAGTTGTTCCAGCAGTTTGAGCAGTTGTTGGATTTACACCATCCCATGATTCTTCTGCTCCTGAATGGGGAGCATATTCACCAAGCTCTTGCTTCATGTAGTCTCTTGAAATGTCTAAGTAGTCAAGTGCTTTGATAATTTTTCCTTGCACCCATTCAGGTAGATTTTCGTCATCATCTAATATACCTTGTAATTCAAGAGCGGCATCAGCGGCTCTTGCAAGATGGTCTTTTGCATTTGCACCTTCTTGGTCATATTCGTTTTTGTCATAGTCCTTGATATCAATATCAACACCATCAGAATCCATTTCAATTTTGTCTGCATAGTCGATGTTGTCAAAAAATTCTCCGTCTGCTTCAATTTTTTTTACTATATTATCAGCATCGTCTTCACCTACAAGATACCCTTTGGTAGGATTTTTTAAATCTTTTGTTGTGCCTAACACTGGGCCTACACTAGGCATTTTATAGTCTGCTGGTAATTGCTTTGGCTTGTAACCTGGCTTGAACTCTTTGGTACTTACTTGTTTTGCACTTTCGAATGGGGTATCACGGTACATGCTTTCTAAGATACTTGACATATCATTTTGTTTCATACCTTCTTTGATCTGTGTGTCACTAGGTTTAAATTGTCGTTCGTGTGGCTTACGCCCTGCGTCTATTTGATTAAGTTTACCTACTAGGCTTGCAAAACTATTATCGTCCATTACTCTCTACTCTCTTTTAAAAAACTTTTCAGCATCCATCTGTGTTTTGCATGAGCATCCAAACGCTCAGCAATAAAATTTTCTATTCCTCTGTTTTTCTCTGCCTGTGCAGATTCAAATGATTGTTTGAGTATTGCCTCTAATTTGTAGTTGTCCTCAAGCAGTTCTTCCATCATTATCATTGCTCGCGGTACTTTAAGTTGTCCTTGAATAACACTTAGCTCTGCGAATCTTTCAAAAGATCCAGGTGTGTAAGTGTCTAGTGTTCTAATATATTCTGCAATTTGGTCGATTGCATTTTCGCTAATTTCTAAGTATAATTCTTCAAAAAACTTATGGTACGATC